CTTTATATTTAGATGCACTTGGTCAAATTGTTGTTGCTAGTTCAATGCCTAGTGGTGGGAGTGCTGTTCCTGCTCAACCATCTTCAAATCTAGTTGATACTGCTCCTTGGTTTAGAAGTCGTGATGATGGGTCTATCCAATGGCATCCCGCTAATTACTATAGTGGTAGTGGTGAAACGTCACTACTTCTCACAGGTATGCTCACAATCCCTGTATCAGTAGTTAACAGTAGCACTACAGGCGTTGTTCCTGTTGGTGGTTTTGCTAATGCGACTGGCACGTTTAGAGTATGGCTCGGCACACAAGATGTCACAACACTATGTACTTTTACAGCAGGCACACCAAATAATATTACTGCAAGTATTAATTCATCAACAGGTGTTTATTCTGCAACAGCAATGCCTGATGCACAATCATATGGTAGCATTGTTTTTACCGCATCCTATAAAGGACAATCATTAGTTTTAACCTATGTTGTCACAAAAGCAAAAGATGGTGTGGTTGGCGCAAATGGTGCTAATTTTAGTATTGACCAAGCATCTGCAATATTTAATAAATCATCTTCTGGTGTTGTGACACCTAGTGGGGGTATTCCTTTAACCACAAGTTATCAGAATGTATCTGCTATCACAGGATATGTGTGGAAAAAAGGTATTTCGGTTATCAGTGGTGCAACCTCATCAAGCTATACTATTCCAATTGCTGATTACAGTTCAACCACAACAAATACCTATAGTTGTACAATCACTGGAACAATTAATAATGTTGTGGGTGCAACATTAACAGATACCATTACTGTACCAATGTTACTTGATGGTTCATCAACACCAACAGTTGCGTTATCTAATGAGAATATGACTTTCCCTGCATCAAATATAGGATTCTCAGGGATTAATTTTGCATCTGGCTCATGTGAAGTCACAGCATACATTGGTGCAACACAATTAACCTATAGTGCTACTGGTGGAGCAAATACATTTAAATGTACCGTGAGTGCTACAAATGTCACAGTTGCGGGTGGAACAATTAGTGGAACTAAATTAATTCTTCCAGCTCCAACAGCAATGTCTGCGGATAGTGCGTATCTCGATATCTCAACAACCATTTATGATTCAACTGGTACGGCATTAAGTGGTCTACTCGTAAGTCGCGTGACGTATTCGTTAAGTCGTGCAGGTATTAAAGGTGATACTGGTGATGCAGTTGATTTCATCTTTGTGCGTAGTGCATTGCAACCAGCGACTCCCGCTGCGTCAGCGGGAGTGCCTAGCTCACCAGTCCAATGGTACACTGATGTTGCTTCTGTTCCTGCGGGAATAAACCCATTGTGGTCAAGTGTGGGTTTTAAAGCAACGGGTGGCACAAATTATACTTGGGACACACCAAGTCGAATTGAAGGTGCTAATGTTGCAGAAGTATCTGTTTACACTCGTGGTGTGCCAACAACTACCCCATCGGGTGGAACTTATACTTTTGGAAGTGCAACACCTATTACGAGTGTGCCAACATCAACAGGTGCTACATGGAGTGCTGATATTCCAACTGGTACATCACCCGTTTATATTTCACGAGCAGTTGTTTCTGCTCCAGCAGGAAATACCTCAGCAGTAAATATTACTGGTTGGTCAACACCTGTCATTAGTTTTCAAAATGGAGTAGATACTACCTCTTATTGGATTAGCTGTACTGATTCTTTAAAACGCAGTACATCACTAGTTTATACTCCAACAACTGTGTCAATGACTGCCTATAGCAAAACAGGAACTGCTAATCCTTCTGTGTATGCTGGTCGTTTTAAAGTTTATGAAAATGGTTCATTAACACCAAGTTATACTTCAGCGACAGACCAATCAACTTATGCTTATACACCAAGTGCAAATAACTTAACGCAATTAAAAGTTGAAGTTTATTTAGCGGGTGGAACAACAACTAAATTGGATGAACAAACCATTCCTATTTTACAAGATGGGTCTAGTGCAATTAGCATTGTGGATTCAAATAATAACGTCACTATTCCAACAGCAAGTGATGGTAGCTCAAGTGGAACATATCCTAATTCAGGTACAACCATTCAAGTATTTGAAGGGGCAACTGCATTAACATATACCACGGGTGTGGCAACAAGCGGTAAATTCTCAGTTGCTGTATCACAGAATCCTACAAGCTCAATTACACTTGGTGCTACAAGTGGAAATAATACGACATCATTTATTATTGGTAATCACAGTAATATGGTTACTGGTACTAATTCCGTTAGTATTGTGTTTACTATTACCGCAGTGAAATCGGATGGTACATCAATCACATTAACTGAGAACCAAACAATAACTAAGGCTAAAGCAGGTGTTCCGTCATATACTTGGACTAAATATGCTGATGACGCATCTGGTACAAACTTAAGTGATTCACCTACAGGTAAAGCATATATTGGTATTGCGTCAAATCAAAGTTCCCCCACAGAATCAACCAATGCTGCATTCTATACATGGAGTAAGATACTAGGTGATACAGGTCTTGCTGGCACATCGGTTTACACGGCTACAATTTATTATCAACCAAACCCAGCATCAACTCCAAGTGCGCCTTCTGGTGGCACATATGTGTTTAATGGTAATACATTAACTGCACCTTCACCTTGGTCTAAAACGATGCCTGCTGCATCGCAAACATTACCAACATATCAATGCCAGTTTACTTTTGTCACAAATCCACCAACAACGACTATTAATAGCACATTAACTGCTGGTACATGGTCTTCTCCAACTGTTGTGTCACAATTAGGGACTAATGGTTCAAGTGGTAGTACTGCTGTTAGAGTTTATTTAAAGAATTCAAGTTCATCTGCGGCAACATCAAATCCATCAGGTAATATTACTGCAACAGGCTCATCAAATGATACTTGGTATACCAATACCCAAACATTAGCAACAGGTCAATTTCAATGGCAATGTGATGGAACATATAATCCAAATACAAATTCAACCACTTGGGGTTCACCCTATTTAACTGTATTTAAAGTCGATACCCTATCTGCCTTCACTGTGAATACTGGTGCATTAACGGTTAATAATGCACTTACAGTTGGTACTGGAGGTGTTATTAAATCGGGTATGACTAATTTTGCTACAGGCACTGGTTATTGGCTTGATTATAATAGTGGTACACCTAGATTTAGTATTGGTACAGGTTCTGCTGGAACTATGACAACTGGTTTGTCATGGGATGGCGGTACTGCTAAATTCTTTGGTGGTGGTACATTTAGCGGTGCATTATCTGCTGCATCAGGTACATTTGCTGGTTCGCTTTCAGCAGCAACAGGGTCATTTGCAGGAAGTCTGAGTGCGGCTACAGGTAGTTTTAGTGGAACAGTTACTGTAGGAAGTTCTCCTGCCGTTAGCGGAAATACTATGACTGGTAGTGGGGCAGTGTTAAACTCTAACGGTACTTTTGCCATAGGTAATTCAACTGCTAATATTAGTTTTAATGGTAGTACATTTACTTTTAATGGTAATGTTGTTGGTACTTCTAATATTAATGCACTAGCTGTTACCGAAGTAAGTAAGTATGAAAAGAATCTTGGTGTAACTCTGCCTGCAAACTCAAGTGGTGCTCAATCTAGTACACAATATTATTCAAGTCTTGCTATTCCATCGGTTGATGTGAACACTACACGCATAGTTCTTGTAACAGTCCAACTATCGCACTCTGATAGTAGTGCTGGATATTTTAGACTTAATATAGGGGGCTTAACATTTATATCTGATGTTAATGTCCGCCAAGTAGATGGCAGTAACGTCACTACATATTCTTTCATGGGTAGTAAATCGATTGCCGCATCTGTTACAGACTTTGGAATCGTATCATTAGACCTTATAAACGGCACTACTGGTAACTATTGGAATGTGGGGTCGGTTACTGCCAAGATTACTATTACAATACTAACAGGTAAGAAATAATGAATTTTATATACACATTTTACAAAAGCTCTGGAGAAATTGTAGAGAATGTCAATGTCTCGGAAGAAGTATTTAATAATATTATTTCTGAAACACAATACGAATATATTGAAGGTTCATATAATAATGAAAATTATTACATTGATAATGGCACACCCGTATTAAAACCTCCTAGACCCGACATAACTTATATATTTGACTATAATAGTAAAATTTGGATTGAGAGTCCAGAAATAGCGGGGAGTATAGTTAGAGATACTCGTAATAGTTTACTAGCGGATGCAGATATTTTAATCTTTAAAGCGGAGGATTTAGGGCAAGATACTACAACTTTAAGGCAGTACAGACAGGCACTTAGGGATATAACTAAACAACAAGGCTTCCCACTAAACGTAACTTTCCCAACCATCCCGCAATAGAAGGTATTTAAAATGGCATCAAAAACACTTGCTCAACATAAATTAATGCTTGCAGCCGCTCATAATAAAGCCTTTGCTAAAAAAGCAGGTATCCCAATGTCTGTGGCAAAAGACTTTGTAGCAGCAGATAAAAAGGCTGGTAAATTTAAAGCTAAAAAGAAGAAGTAAATAAAATGCCCCGAAAGGGGCATTCTTTTAGGCTATATGACCTGTTTTAAGAATACTAGCTAAATCAATAGCACGTCCATAAACTTGTCTTGCCCATTTAGATTTCAGCATCTCTTGTGATGCTTGTGTGAAGCGTCTATTCTCAATTAACTTAATGGTCTTTGTGAATTTACCTAATCCACCTAAACCCATGTTATACCCCATATCCAGCATCACATACTGTGAGGTAATAGGTAATTGAGAATACCAACTATAGGTTTCTTGAAGTTGTGTATCTAAACGATTACACATCTCACTAACAAACATTTCTGCTTTATCTCTTGATATACCCTGACGTTTAATAATCTTAATTTGTCGTGGTGTTAATTCTAAAGGATTTTTTGTTAGGTTATAACCATACCCCACAGAGATATCGCCATTTCTATCATGATAAGGCATCTTTTTATACCCTTCATGTTCACTTGTACCAATAACACATAAACTTAATACTGCTGCGGTAATCATAAGACTCTCTCCATTCTTATTTCATGTTTCATAACTGTATTTCCAAACTAAGGAAAACACAGTTTATCATCGGTTTATTAAATTTTACTTAAATCCCACGTCTTTCAATATTTCATAGCATTTGGTGATATACCAATCATAATCTAAATCAATAGGTATCTCCTTTGTTAATCTCATCATAGGTCTACACTTTTCAGACATCGGCACAGTGTGACCCGTCTTAGCATAAATAATCGCTGTATTGGTCGATGTACTGTGATAAAAGCGTACAACCTTACCTAAGTATTCAGTATCTTTTACTGCGCCACCATCGACCTTACAGAGCGTTAGAAACGCATTCATTCTAGTGCATCCCCGCACTGTGTCTTCAATAGATGTTCCATTACTTAAAAATAAAGCAACTGCTTCCGAGCAAATCATATTAGAGGTATTTTTATCAATTTCACGCTCTGACGGCTTTGTATAAAAAGAATATGCGCCTTTACGTTTAATCTCACCATCAGTCTTAATTGCAAAATAATTATTCACATCACGACTATGAATAGACTGGTAATGCGTGTATTCCATATTGAATCCTGTATCATGCATCCACTGTGAAATAACATCATTAACGATATTGCTATCTCGTGGTGATTTAATAACCACACCATCAGTATTCGCAGACACACATTCAATACCTGCTAAATGTAAACGCTCAATAAGCATTAAAAGGGATAATTGACCTGTGACTGTTACCGTAACTAAAAGTTTTGGTGCAAACAGAATACTATATTCAGAGCCAAACTTACCAAATGACCCGTTAAGCAAAATCTTATAACACGCATCAATAATCTTATCTTTTACTTTCTTTGCTTGAACACGCTTATCTAATGCGCCTTTATATACTTTTAAGAATATATTACCGAGCTGTTCTGGATATAACTGAAGTAACATAATGATAGATGGATAATACGATGTCACATCAGCATCAATAAGCTCGAAATCATCATTAGAGAAATGAGATATCGATTTCTCAGTTGAATGCAGTCCACCTGAGCCAAGCTGATAACCAACACTATCTATTGTGATAATTGTATTCTTAAGAAGCTCTGAGCGCATCTTACCGCCCACAAATTCAAATCGCTCAGTCTTTAAATCATCTAATACCTTTTGAAGCGCAGGTGTTTCAAATTGAATGAATTTAGGCGCAGTATAGTTAATCACAATATCATCATCTGATTTACCTTTATAGATTTCACGACCTAAGAAGCCTTCAACTTCTTTCTTAATAATAGCTTCAGCCATCTGTGCATCAGATTTAGATCGGATATCAAGTTTATTTTGTTTACCCACACTATCTCGCAGTTGTATTTGTGGATAAAGGAAGTTATAAAGATACGCTGTGCTTTCACAATCGTTTAAGCAATATCTACGCACAATACTTATCTGGTCATGATTTAAATCAATACCTGCTTTGAACGGTAAATCTTGAATATTTGGGCATCCTAAACGAGCTGCATATTGCTTTAGCGATGCTTTACCTTTAGCCACTTCAATCAAATCAATGTGGTCTAAATCGAGTTGCTTAACTTTGAAATATTTTAAGACTTGATATGGTCTTGATTCCTCCAAAATAAGCATCTCAGTGGCTCGCCACAGCTCGGAAAAAGATTTTCCATGCAATGCCATTGCTA